TGACCCAACTGCTCGTGGTTTATTCGAAGGTAACAATGCTATCAATGGTGTTATGTGTCCTTCTGGAACTAAAACTGTACGTGATGAAGTATTAGGAGCTAACGCTACTTTACCATTCTTACACGTTAAATACCGTAAATCTGCTACTGAAGACAGACGTTACAAAGTATGGTCTACAGGTTCAGCAGGTGGAGCTAACAACTCTGACTTAGATGCTAACCAATTACATATGTTATCTGAAAGAGCATTATGTACAATGGGTAGAAATAACTTCGTTTTAGTTCGTGGGTAATAAATAATTGTTAATAAGCAATTTAAAATATAAAGGAGAGGCTATAAACCTCTCCTTTTTTTATTAAATACTACTACCTTTTTTTAAATTATCTTGCCACCATAAAGGCTGTATATTTGTATAATGACATAGTTTTTCTAATTCTTCTTTTGTTTTTGCACTAGATAAAGGTATTATATGATCTAAATGCCATCCTTTTAACCCTCTATTCTCCCAAGTCATACCTTCAGTAAATTTAGATTCTAAATATTTTTTAAACTCTTCAGGGCTACATCCTATTAAATCAGTTGTTTTTGTTGGTTTTTCAAATTCTTTTTGCTTAAACGCCATCTTTGTTCTAGTTCTATATTGTTTTGTTAGTTTGTAGAGTTCATCTTCTTTAGCTCTATTCCTTTCATAATTTACATTTTTATTTATTATTTTAGACTTATTTTCTTCGTAATATTCTTTATTTCTAACTGTAAGCCTTTCTTTATTTTCAGCCCAATATTTTTTATTCCTTTCTATACATTCATCTTTTTTATAAATCCATCTTTCTCTGTTGTATTTTTCTTGCTTATCTTTATTTTTAATTCTCCACTCTTTTAAGTATTCGTTTATCTCATCTTTTTTTTCTAACCTCCTTTTTCTGCTCCTTTCTTTTTGTATCTCAGGATTTGCTTGATAAGATTCTTTTCTTTTTGCTTTACTACAATCCTTACATTCTGATCTTCCAGAATAAAATAACTCTATGCTTTTTTCTTCAAAACATTTAGAGCATTTTTTAATTTTAATTTTATCCATATATATTATATTTTTTACAAATATAGTAATAATTTTGTTATGATTACAAATACTTTATAACTATTTTTAACATCTCTTTATTTCGTACCTTTGCAAAATAAATCAAATTTAATTAATTATGGCTAAACAGCAACAAGAAGTAGCTAAGGATAGAACATACATCCTTACTAAGAAAAATCCACCTATGCAATTGTTTTTAAGAAACAGGCATAAAAAAGGTTCTCCACTACAATACTTTGATGAAAAGGAGAATGTATTAAAATCATTACGTTATGCTACAAATCAAAAGTCTATCTTTGAAGACGAGCAAACAGGAGACGTAATCTTGGGTTCAATTATCTTTAACAATGGTAAATTAACCGTTCCTAAAACAAATCCTCAACTACAAAAGTTCTTAGAGACTACACCTGATAATGGAGTGGTATTTGAGGAATTTAAACCAGACGCTATTGCAGAGAAACAAATTAGTGCATTAGAACTTGAAATGGAGGCATTACAAGTTGCTATGGAGTTAAAACCTGCTGAAATGGAAAGTATTGCATTGACAGTATTTGGTTCAGGAGTATTAACTAAGAAGACAGCAGAAATCAAGAGAGATTTATTTGTGTATGCAAAAGAAGATCCAGAATCTTTCTTAGAGTTAGCTAAAGACGACTTAACTAAATTAAAGGGTATTGCTGTTAGAGCGGAGTCTTTAAATTTATGTCAGTACAAGTCAAATGCTTTCTACAATAACGATACATTATTATGTAAAGTTCCGTTTGATGAAACAGACAAGTACAATACCATTGCAAGTTGGATGAGTTCAACTACAGAAGGTAAGGCTTTCTTAAAGTTCATCGAGACAAAGATTAAGTAATCTACATTACTGTAATTAAGATTTCTAAAGGAGTGGTTTAAGTATCACTCCTTTTTTATTTGTATCTTTGCAAATAATTTTATAGATATGATAAACCAAGTTTATACTACAGTTTTAGCTATAATAAACAAAGATAATAGAGGATATATTACACCTTTAGAATTTAATTTATATGCTGAACTTGCTCAAATGTCCTTGTTTGAGGAATTATTCCATAAGTACGCTAAATCAATTGTAAAGCAGAATGGAAGAATGTATCATTCTGAGTTCTCTGATATACCTAAACATATTAGAGAGATACTTGATATATTTACAAATGAATCTGCATTAGTTGATAGCAGTGGTATTTTATACCCAAGTGCAACAGACTTTTATAGATTAGTTAAGATTGACTACAATCAAACAGAGATAGAGGAGGTTAGTAAGTTAGAGATAAATAGGGTTTTAAATAACAATCTTATACAACCTACTGTACAATTCCCAGTTTGTGTTGCAATAAATGGTGGATATAAAGTATATCCTACAACACTTACTTTGTCTAATATCAAGGCTACTTATATAAGAAAACCAAAGCAACCTAATTGGACCTATCAAGTAATTGGAGGTAATCCATTATTTAATCCTACAGCTACAGACTACCAGGATTTTGAATTACCAGAGTCTATGTTTAGTGATTTGGTTATAAAGATATTAGGTTATGCAGGAATTGAAATTAGAGAGGCTGATGTAATTCAGGTATCACAAGGAATGGAAGTTAATAATAATAACCAAGAACAATTATAATGGCGCATCAAATTTTACCACCTATAGATTATTATCAAAATGAAGAGAATTGGGGTAGTTACCAATATGTAACACTATCTCAGTTGGTTGATAATTTTATGTTAAACTCAATTGGTGATGACAAGTTACTATCGAATGTAAAGAGGTATAATGTGCTATCTCATTTTAAGAGAGGTATTCAAGAGTTTAATTATGATACCTTAAAGGAAGTAAAGGTTATTGAATTAGAACTTAATGATAATCTTACAATACCATTACCACACGATTACGTTTCTTATGTTAGGTTATCTATTGTTGGTCAAGATGGTTTATTAAGACCATTATCGCAAAATCCAAATACTACTTTAGGTTCTGCTTATTTACAGGACCACGAATACAATATATTGTTTGATGAAGATGGATATCCATTGGAGGCAAATGAAACAGAAACATCTAAGAGATATAAGATAGGAAACCATTATCAAGATGTAGATTGTGCTTCTGAGTTTGATAATCATCCTATGTATGGAATGAAACCTGATATTAATGGTAATGGTTATTTTAATATAGACAAGAGAAAAGGAGTAATTCAGTTCTCTTCAAATGTTAAGGGTAATCTTATCGTGATAGAGTATGTTTCTGATGGTCTTGAATATAACAACGGAGAAGAGGTTATGATTCATAAAATGGCAGAGGAAGCTCTTTATAGTTATGTTAAATACCAATTACTAAATAATAAATATGGTGTTCCAGAATACATTGTAAATAGAGCTAAAAAAGATTACTACAGAGACTTACAGAATACAAACATAAGAATGTTAGATTTAAGAGGTAATGAACTTCTTATTATGTTGAATGGTAGAAAAAAATGGCTTAAATAATTATGGGTAAAATTCAAAATAACTTTTTAAAAGCCACAGTTAATAAGGATTTAGACGAAAGATTGACTCCTAATGGTCAGATGACAGATGCAACTAATGTTATGGTTATATCTGAAGATGCTGGTAATGTTGGTGTTTTAAAAAATGTAAAAGGTAACTTAAAAGTTACTAATACAGGAATTATTGGAGCTGAAACAATTGGTAGTATTGCAGATGATAGTAATGAAAGATGTTTTTACTTTGTAAAGGGAGCTGATTACGATTACATATTTGAGTATAATACTGAAACTGATGATTTAGATGTTGTATTACAATCTAGTGTTGGAGGTGTATTAAACTTTAGTGTGGACCACAGAGTTACACACTCTGATATATTTATAAGTGTAGAGGGAGAAAGTTTATTGTCTTGGACTGACGGATATAATCCACCAAGAATAGTTTCTATAGAGAGAGCTAAGACATATCCTGTTGATGGTTTTACTGAAGATGAAATATCTGTAATGAAGCCTTCTCCTATTTTTGCACCAACTATAAATCTTATAAACTCTCCAAGCGAAAGTTTTAGTAATTTCTTAGAAGATAAGTTCTTACAATTTGCTTATAGATATAAATATGAAGATGGATATTATTCAGCATTCTCTTCTTGGAGTCAGGTAGCATTTTTACCAGGTTCATTTAATTTAGACTATCAAACATACGAGAACTTAGGTATGTTAAACTTAGCAAATGCAGTTCAGATTGGCTTTAATTGTGGTAATAGACACGTTATAGGTGTTGATTTATTATTCAGAGAAAGCGAAAACTCTACTGTGTATGTTATAGATAAATTTATAAAGAGTGAAGAAGGTTGGAACATACCTAATCAACAAATAACATATACTTTCTACGGAAACAAGATATACAGTGTTTTACCAGAAAGCGAATACTTCAGGAATTTCGATAATGTACCATTAAAGGCATTTGCTCAAGCTAAGGCTGGTAACAGACTTGTTTATGGTAATTTTATAGAGGGTAGAGATATAGATGAACCTGTAGAGTTAAGTGTTGATTACACTACTTCTCAATTGGTTTTAGATGAAAAAGATGGCGTTTTAGAAGACGTTGTATATACTGAGTTATATTCTAACAAAGCTGACTTTGAAAGAGGTGTTGAAATAGGAGGAACATCTCCTGTTGACCAAATAAACTACACTACAAATGAGGTTGAAGTTGACTTGACAGGAACTCCAGATACAGCTAGATTCTCATTCGAAATAGCTCCAAAAGGAGTTTACTTTAGTACAACCTATTCTGTTTATGTAAGAGAGGGTTCTACAAATGTCGCATCGCTGATTGATGTTTCTGGAAACCAAACTCTAAATTATAATAGAACTACAGATGGAAATATATCTGTTTATGTTGTTTCTCAAGAAGGATTAATATACGACTTAAAGTTAACTTATAGGCTTACTGTTGGAGCTATAGTGGTAGACGTGTCTAAATACGAATACTTTGCAGACGAACAATTAGCTTACCCAAAACTTGGAACTTATGACTCAACACTTCAAGGTGATACGGTTATAGACAGTAGAGCTAGTTTTGATTTTACAGACTTTACATTTGCAAGAGGTTCTCAACTTAGGTTTCAATTTGAGTTACAGTCATCTCTTGTTTATGATATACAACCAGAGTTTACATACTTCTATAACTTAACAGATGATTACACTGACTTAAATGACTTCATAACAAATTCAAACTTTGTAAATGATATAGAAGGAACTTTTTCTGATTCATTTGTTAATGGAACAGTATCTCCTTATCCATATGCAAGTGCTGCTGGAACTGTAGTGTCATTTGAAGGTTTTAAAGTTGATATATATGGAAACATATTAAAACTAACTATGCCATATGTAATATATGAAGTAGAGGAGTTTAATGGTGTAGTAATTGAAAATAAATATGACTTCTATTTAATTAGGTCATTAGTATTTGGTCTTTACAGCGAAGATGCTTTTGGTAGTATGCATACTGAAAGAGATTATACTTGCGATATTATATATCTTGACGATAAAGGAAGAAAAACAACTGTTCTTAGTGGTGGAGATACTTCTGTTTATATACCAATATTAAATAGCGATAACGTAAATAAACTTAGAGTTAATACTATTAGCAACCCTCCTTCTTGGGCTAAGTATTACAAGTTTGCTATTAAGGAAACAAAGAGAAATTACAATACTATATTTGGTAATGTGGTTTACTCTGATGGTATTTATAGATGGATACAATTAGTAGGAGAGAATAAGAATAAAGTAAAAGAAGGTGATACATTATTACTAAAGTCTGACTACTCAGGGGTGTGTGAGAATGTAATAAAGATTAAGGTCTTAGAGGTTACAACTCAAGCAAGAGATTTCTTACCAGACAATGAAACAGAAGGCGGAGATCCAATTATCGAAGACAGTGGGTTATACTTTAAGATTAAGCAAGGTAATTTTGATATAAACATAGATAGCGACTCATTTGTTACTTACGAAGGATTCCTTAAAAGAAGATACGCAAAAGGAGATAGAGTTTATACAAAACCATTGATGGGAGAATATGATGAGACAGACACATTCATTCCAACACCAGTGAAGAATGGTAGTCAAATACGATTTTTTGCTAGAATGTATCAGTTTAAGAATGGTGGTTTTGACCAATCTGTAGAGATAATTAAGTTTGCAAATAATGATTACCCATCTATAAAGGAGTGGTGGGAGGCTGAGATTGCA